ATGCGAAAAATAATTCTTGACATGAGGGTTAAAATAGTAGTATAATAATATTTATAAAAATGAGGGAACCAATGGGCGACCGATTTTATTTCCAGCAACAACAAAAAAGAGGAAAACGCAAAATGGCGTGGGATGACGAGAAAAAAGCACAAGCAGTAGAAATGTACGAGCAAGAGCAACCAACTCCTGAAACATCAATGGAGATTGTAAAGATGATAGCAGACGAACTCGAAGAGAGCCCTAACGGAGTTCGAATGATTTTAACAAAAGCAGGGGTCTATGTAAAAAAGGCCCAAGCTACGGGGAATGGTGGTGGGACTTCCTCAGGTGGTACACGCGTATCTAAGCAAGCTGCACAAGATACGTTAGTAGCCGCTATAACTGATAAGGGCTTAGAGCCAGACATGGATATTATATCCAAGATGACTGGTAAAGCCGCACAATACTTTGCGGGCCTAATGGCTGACTAGTACTTTCCTCGGGTGAGATTCCCGAGGTACTTTTTGCTCTAAAGGTAAGGACAGTAAAAGATTTTTTACCTACCTACTAAGGAGCGTCGTGAAAAAGGACGAACTAGCCACTCTTGTAAATGAATGTGGTGATGCAATCATTACTTATCGTAGTGAGAACTCAAAGAAGCTAAAGTACAATGTTTGTACGCTGGACTTTAGCACCGAGTACATTCAAAGCAAGAAAAACCGAGCGAAAGAATCCGAAGAAACCCTGCTACTGTTTTGCTGGGACACGGATTCGTATCGCTTATTAAAACCTAAGAATGTGACTAGCGTAGTGCCGCTGTCCTCTGTATTGAAGAATGAAGAATGATACAGTTGCATGAAGCACCTTCCGTCTATGAGCATGTGATTCACTATGACGAAGAAAAAGAAGTTCAAGTACGAGTGGTTGTCAATACTTTTAGGGGTACTGAGTATATTCATATTCGTAAGTATTACATGGACTTCAATGAGGAATGGAAGCCTACGCCTGATGGAGTTGCAATGCCCCTCGACTTTAACAACTCAAGAGAGTTGTTCCGTGCCCTCATTGAGATATTATCCTTAGCAGAAGCTAAAGAAATAATTGAAGAGCACTTTGAAGACTTAATAAAATCAATTTATTTACCTGATTAGTCTAAATTTTTCTTGACTCCAACCCTATTTTCTAGTATAATATATACATATGAGTGAGAATACCAACAAAAAAACCGCAGCAAGAATGTACTACGAAGGTGGTGACAGTCCTTTGACTGACGCTGAGTGGGACGCTTTGCATGAGGATAATAATGTAGGATACACTCCAGATTCTGGAGTTCGTCACTCATTTCCAATGATGTCTTTAAAAAAGACATTTGACGAGGATGAATTACTATCTTGGATTACTTCTCATGAAGGACAAGAGGTAGTTTGCAGTCCGAAGTTAGACGGCTCGGCAGTATCCATACTATACGATAAAGGGAAGTTTGTAAGAGCAACCACCCGTGGAAACGGAAAAATTGGAGTAGATATTTCAAATAAAATGAAGTTTCTAGTTCCAGAGACTATCAACTTTCATAAGAAAGTACAAATTGATGGTGAAGTAGTTGCTCCTATTTCTATACCTAATGCGAGAAATTATGCAGCGGGGTCACTTAACTTAAAGTTAGTCCGAGACTTTATACCAAGATGCAACGAACTACGTTTTGTTGCATATGAGATGAAGCCTCATGGATTTATAGAGTCTTGGACTGTACTTCTTAGTTGGTTAGAGGGGCTTGGGTTTTCAACTGTTAACTCAGTTGATGCATCACAGTACCCAACTGATGGAGAAGTACACAGATTAGATAATATTGAGTATTGGAGTAAACAAGGCACTACCGCTCATCACCCTAAAGGGTCACTTGCCTTTAAAATTCAAAAAGAAGGTGTTGTAACCACACTATCGAGAGTTGAGTGGCAAACAGGTAAGTCAGGTGTTGTTACACCAGTAGCAATACTATCACCTGTAATGATTGGGGACGCTCTTATATCAAGAGCAACCTTACACAATATGGCTCACATTGAGGAGTTAGGTCTTGAAACTGGTTGCCAAGTCGAGGTCATACGAAGCGGTGAAATTATCCCTCGTATTGTCCGACGAGTTGAGGAAAAATAATTCTTGACATGGAACCTAAAATTATATATAATATCTTTTCAATTTCAGAGGAATCTTTATGCAAGCGATAGAAGCTCCAGAATTTTGCCCCTCTTGTGATAGCTCACTTGAGTGGAAAAATGATCTGCTATATTGCGTAAACTCCTTGTGCCCTGCTCAAGTTCAGAAACGAATAGAGCATTTTGCAAAGAGCTTAAAGATAAAAGGGCTTGGCCCGAAGAGCATTGAGAAGCTAGGCCTCTCCTCTTTTCAGTCTATCTATGATATGACTTACCTAGAGATTAGAGATGCTCTTTCCTCTGAAAAACTAGCAGTTAAACTTTTGCAGGAGATAACCCATTCTAAGAAAAGCAGTATGAATGAGCTATTACCAGCATTTAGTATCCCGTTAATTGGAAAGACAGCAGCTGAAAAATTGTCCACAAAGATAAACAACATCTCTGAACTAAATGCGGACAAGTGTAAAGCAGCAGGTCTTGGACCAAAGGCTACAGAAAATTTATTGAACTGGTACTTTGATGAGTTCTTATTTGATTTAGTGAGATTACCTTTTGGTTTCTCCTTTGCCAAGTCAGAACAGCAAGTATCTAAAGGAGTAGTTTGTATTAGTGGTAAACTGAAAAGTTTTAAATCTAAAGCCCAAGCTCAAGAAGTTTTAGCTACAAACGGATATGAAGTAAAGAGTTCAATTACTAAAGACGTGACTATTCTTGTTAACGAGTCAGGAATAGAATCCGCAAAAACAAAAACCGCCCAAGATAAGGGCATAACAATAGTAACCAACCTATTAGAATTTTTAGGAGAAGAGAATGGCAACGTTGCCTAAGTGGACAGATGAGCGTACCGACGAGCTCACTAATTTTGTCGGTGATGAATCCCCAGTATCTCAAGCTACTGTAGCAGACGCTGCAGAGCAGTTAGAGACTACTACACGATCAGTTTCTAGCAAACTGAGAAAGATGGGTTTTGATGTAGAACTTGCTTCAGCAAAGAGCACTCGTGCTTTTTCTGAGACTCAAGAATCTACTCTCGCAGCTTTTGTTTCTGACAATAGCGGTGAGTATACCTATGCTCAGATTGCAGATAACTTTGAAGGCGGAGCATTTACTGCTAAGTCTATACAAGGTAAGATTCTATCTATGGAACTTACTGGTCATGTTAAGCCAGCTCCCAAAGTGGAGACTGTTAGAACGTACTCTCCCGATGAGGAAGCTACTTTCATACAGATGGTTAATGACGGCGCCTTCGTTGAAGGAATTGCTGAAGCATTAGACCGAACTGTAAACAGTGTACGTGGCAAGGCTCTCAGCCTGTTACGTTCTGGTGATATTGACGCGATACCCCGTCAGGAACATACCAAGGGCTCTAACAAGAGCGATCCTCTCGAGGAGCTTGGAGATGTATCTGGCATGACAGTTGAAGCGATTGCAGAGTCAATCGGTAAAACTGCACGTGGTGTTAAGACTATGTTGACCCGAAGAGGTTTAACAGCGTCTGACTATGATGGAGCTGCCAAAAAGGAAAAAGCAGCAGCATCTTAATTTAGTGTTAATTCTACAGCCGTAGTGAGGGGTCATTGCGGCTGTATTCTTTTCGGGGGATTCGTTGAATATAGCAAGTGCTTATTTGAAGCAAGTTTTAGACCTGCAAGATTTCGAGTCTTGGTCTAACACTCGCAAGCATTATTTGCCCTCTGCATATCATACGCTTTTTAAAGCGATTGATTCGCATTGTGAAAAGTTTCACCGACTCCCTACGATTGAGGATCTCAAGTATGAGATTCGCGACACAGCTACTAAAGAGTTACTCTTTGCAGTAGATTCGGTCGAAGTAGATGCAGATCCTTACATGCTTCTACAATACCTCAAGAATGAGTTTACTCAAAAAGAGATTCTTAATTCCCTTGAGGATTATGTTGACAATTCTATATCTTTTGAAGATGCGGAAGAGTCAGTCAAACATCTGCACCAGATAGTTCTTGATATCGAAGACAAAGTAGACCTTCAAGAACCGCAAGAGAGTATGCAACGTATTCCCTTGTGGGAGCCAGATGAAGACACTGGAAAGTACCTGCCCCTCGGCTTAAATACTGACCACGATAATGAGATCACGTTCTCCCCCCGAGACCTGATTCTTGTTGGTGGTCGCCGCGGGGCAGGGAAATCCATCACCTGTGCCAACATAGCTAACAGCGTATATTCTTCGGGTAAATCAGCCCTCTATTTCACTATTGAGATGGACAGTATAGCAATACTTCAACGGTGTTGCTCTATTGCTACGGGTATTTCTTTCTCACGACTAAAGGCCAGAAACCTAAGTATTATAGAGTGGGAAAAAGTAGCCGAGTGGCAGGCCGCAAGATTCACAGACAGTCAAGAGAGACTTGCAGAGTATCGAGAACATCGAAACTACGCTAAGTTTCATAAAAAACTAACTACTAGTTGTGAGCTTCTCCCAACTCAACAACTTGACGTAATTTATGATCCTTCTCTTACTCTGTCTAAGATACGCGCTGAACTTGATAAAAAAGTCAAAAGTGACATGAATGTAGGCGTCGTTATTGTCGATTACATTAATCAAGTAAAACGTTCAAGTATACCCTCTCGGGGAGGTCAATACGACTGGACGGAACAGATAGAAGTTAGCAAGGCACTGAAGAGTATGGCGCAAGAATACAAAACCCCAGTATTCTCACCGTACCAAACTGACGCTAGCGGTGAAGCTCGTTTTGCTAAAGGAATCCTAGATGCTGCTGATGCGGCATATGCTATGGAACCTTGGACAGAAGAAGATGCCTGTATGACATTTAATTGTGTTAAAATGCGCTCCGCCGCTATGCGTTCTTTTACTTCTACTATGGATTGGGAAACCTTAAAGATAGGACCAGAGACTGCACTTACGCCAAGCCAAAAAGCTGATAACGACCAGAAAACTGGCGAAGAAATAGACGACATCTAAAAATAATTCTTGACATTTATATGTATTTCTAGTATAATATATATTTAAAAGTGGAGGCTTTATGATTATAAACGGCAGTATGAGATACGCAGCTAGTGGTAGAAAGAAAAATAATCAATCATTATATCAAAATAAGCGTAAGGTACAGTATATGCAGCTTCATGCTAATGATAAGCCTGTTATACGAGAGACGCCTGACTATCCGTCAGCTCCTCTTACCCCTTATAAGCCCCAGCCTAGCCAAGACTGGAAAGTAGAGGCTTCTTCTGAGTATACTATTGCACCTGCATATAATAAAGGTGCTTATCAAGTTATAAGTAAAGATAACATAGAGGATATAGGTAAATAGAATGATGATGGCTTTCTTATTAGTAGTAATTATAGATGGAGACAGAGAGCCGACTGCGAATATGTATTTTCGTAATATAAATAGATGTAATTATTTTTCTGATAGAATTGAGCGGGGTCGATACAGTAACCGCAGATATAGAGGCACACAAGCCTTAGTAACGGCGTATTGCACGCCACGGATGGTACCAGAGGGGACACGATTTTGGGATTAGCACCTGACTTTAAGTTTACACAACAAGATTTAACTGAACTCAATGGCGATGGGAATCGTTTGCGGGGTAGGTACGGGGAAGATAATGCTCCCCCCAAAGATCCTCCAATATTTAAAGAAGAGGAAGAAGATGATGGTCAACCTTCTCTACATGAAGAATACCAAGCTGTATTCGGAGGAGACGACAGTCCCGATCAATTTGATGAGAACCCTAGCTGGTGAATGTAGAAACTCTACTTACAGATAAAAATATTTATTTCCTTCCAAAAGGAGGAGATTTTTTAGTGAGTTGTTTAAACCCAGAACACGCAGATAAAAATCCTAGTATGCGAATTGATCAAATTACAGGAATTTTTAACTGCTTTTCTTGTGGGTTTAAAGGAAATTTATTTAATTATTTTGGCGAAAGGGCAAACCAATTACAACAAAGAAGGGAACTTTTTAAGAAGAAGCTTATACAAAAGCGCTCTGAAAGTGTTGGTTTGTCCTTTCCCCAAAATAGATTGCCCTTTATAGGAAGCTGGAGAAATATTAAACCAGAAACTTATAAAAAATTTGAAGCATTTCAACACCCTAATCCTGATTATGTAGGGAGAATAGTTTTTCCTATAAGAGATATATCAGGAAAAATAGTTGCATTTCAAGGGCGTCATACAGCAGAAGGAACCCCTAAATACAAGTTTACACCCCCTGGGGCAAGACTTCCTTTCTTTCCAGTTGTTGAGTTCATTAAAGGCTCAGTAATCTTGGTAGAAGGAATATTTGATATGATAAATCTTCATGATAAAGGGCTTACAAATGCTGTATGCTGTTTTGGAACAAATAACTATAATGAAACAAAACTATCAATGCTCCGAGTACAAGGAGCAGAATATGTAGAAGTATTCTTTGATGGTGATGACCCTGGCCAACAGGCCGCAGAAAAATTAGTGAGTGAATGTGAGAAAGTTGGTCTCGTAGCTAGGAATGTCCATTTGAAAGAGACAGACCCTGGTGCATTAACTCAAACTTCAGTAGAGAAATTAAGGAAGAAGTTATATGGCTAAAGTTGCCTTAGTAGAAACGAAACCGAGTAGGACGGATTACAGAAAAGAGTTTGGTGGTGCATTTGAGTTCGATCAATACCAGCTTTGTTCTGATCCTACAATCAAGAAAGTATTAAAGCGAGACTGTGACATAACTATTGATCTAAGTCTTTACGACTGGGTCGTATTAGTTGGAAGTGAGTCTTTGAAATACTTTACAAAAATAAATTCAGTTACAGAATATTCTGGCAAGCAAGTACAAAAAAAGTTTCTGCCAGTAATCAATCCCGCTATGCTTACATTTAAACCGGAAGCTAGAAAGACGTGGGATGAATCTAAAGAGAGCATCATTAAGTATATTAGTGGTGAAATTAAGGAGGTGATTATAGATGAAAAGATTGCATTCGGTATTGACGACACAAGAGACTGTAACAATTTCATTCGAGCGGCCATTGACCACGATGGGGCTTTTATTGCGCTTGATAGTGAAACAACTGGGTTGTACCCTCGCGATGGGCATATACTTGGTATATCGCTTTGTTATGACGGCCACAGAGGAGCGTATATTTCTACAGATTGCTTTGACGAGGAAACTGAAGAACTACTTCAAAAACTTTTCAATGCAAAAACAGTAGTATTTCACAACGCTAAGTTTGATATGGCATTTTTTGAGTACCATTTCAACTTTAAGTTTCCAAAGTTTGAA